CCACCATTGATAGGTAAACTTTTGAAGCTGCTGAAGAAGAGTCGGCAGAAATCATATTATTCATACCCCATCTTCCATCTGCTGAATCGTAAATGATTGCACTACCAGATCCTCCACCTTGATCTATCACTATACCACCTCCTACTACTCCTATAGACCCGGAGTTGAGTAAAATAAACTTATCTTTTACTTCTAAGTTAGTAGTATTAACATACGACAAATCTCCATTAACAAATAAACTACCTCCTACGGTAACGTTATTAGTAGTATTAAGGTTTGTAAATGTAGGACTGTTATCAATATTGATTTCTATTTGTTGACCTGATCCTGTAGTGGAAACATTGTTACCTCCTGATATTAAAAGGTTTTGTGTTAACGAAGTAAATGATCCAGTGCCTGTATTACCGGTTACCCTTACAGTTGCATTAACATTTTCTAATGCAGAACCGTCTCCTTTGAATGCCGATGCTGTTATATCGTTAGAGGCACTTAGATCACCGTATAAAATAGTATTTCCATTAGCATCAATGGTTAATCTATCGTTATTACCGTTAGTTTGTAAGGATAATGTGTCGTTTTGTGTATATCTTACAGCTCCACCGTAATTAAACTTAATCTCCTCTGCAGAACCTGTTTTATTAGACGTTATCCTTAATTGTCTACCTGGTCCTTCTAAAGAAAGTACGGGGTTTGTATTTTCTGTAGTTTTTTGAACGTAAATACCAGTGTCCGAGTCTTGCACAGTAACAACATACCCAGTATCTGATAAAGAAGATGAATCTCCTAACACAATACTGTCTGTAAATTGTTTTATACCTGCTATTCCTTCATTACCTACTGTATGTACTACGCCGGTAATGTTAGAACCGTCTCCTTCAAAACTACCAGATATGGTACCTCCTATGGTTTTAAATGAACCTGTTAGAGAAGTAGTACCTGTAACGTTAAGTGGGCCATTTATTGTTAAACTACCTAATAATGATTCACTACCTGTGGTGTGAATTACGTTATCAATGTTAGTACCATCACCTTGGAATGAACCACTAAATGATCCGGATGCTATAATGTTATCGGTATTTATCGAACCAACAAACGAACCTGAAATTGTACCGTTATTGACTACTAATGGACCGTTAATTGTTAAGCTACCGCTTATACTCTCACTACCAGTCGTATGTACCACACCTTCAATAGTTGGTGCAAGTGCTGTTAATTGTGTAGAGCTTGATATAATACCTTGTGGTATGTCGTCTAAGTCGTAAAATTTACTACCTGTTATAAATCCTAAATCAGAAATCTGTGCTGATCTTGAAACTATACCTTGAATACTGGCAGATAAAAACCCTAAACCGTAAATTTGAGCTGAACTACTAACTAGAGGTTTACTTTCTATATAATCTATTCTTGATTCATGGTCAGAACCAGTAATAGTGTTCAATGAAGCAGTACTTTCTAGGTTATTTAACCTTATGTCTGTTGATGCAGTGTAGGATGCAAGTGAATTTGTAGCACCTGCTAAAGCATCTACATAGTCATCTATGGATGCAGTCCAATCAGATATGGACGAAGTCCATAATGCTATAGCTCCAAATTGGATTTGATCAGCTCCTTGACCTGCTTCTAACGTAGTTAGTCGTAATCCAATATCACTACCGTTAAGTAGGAAGTTAGAACCGGTTACTCTTAATGAACCTGTTACTGTAAGTGCATTAGGGTGTGGTACTATACTAGCTAAAAACGTTTCATTATCTCTAAATACTAATGAACCGGAAAGTATACTTCTTAAATTCTCTGCCATATTATATATCGTTAATATTAGCCACTGTTTCTGATGTAACCTTCACTGCTGCTTTAGAAAAATTCTTAGTTGAGTTAAATGCAAGAGCATTAACTGTGTCAGTAATAATATGACCAAGTAAGTTTATCTGAAATTCAGTCTTTATTATTCTATCACTACCTTGAACTATTTCTGCCGATGTAGTATAGTTGTCAATCATTGCTCTAAAACTAAACTTCTTAGGGTCACCCCAGTAAGAATCAGACGCAAAATTGACTCCCTCTATTATTTTATTGTTTTGTTCAACATAATCTGTAAATATTATACAAGAATATGTTATATTTACGTAATCAGGTATGGCAACTGCATAGTATTCTGTTAAAGGTACCCTATTATTAACTATACCAAATCTATCATACTGGTTTTTCTTACTGTAACGTTGTCCAACAATACCAAAGTTCTTTGGATTGTTACCATCCATCTTGTTTCCTAACGTTCTATTCTTTTCTATGCTATCTCTCCTAAAAACTATTAATGGAGCTTGCATTTTACCATTCTTATCACGGTAATAACCGTCTTTTTGCATAGCTTTCCAACGTTCAGGGGAGCCGTATACTACTGGAACGTTAATTACTTTACCGTTTTGAGTTACGCTAGGTTTTAATACCTCGTTAAAATAGTAAAATATAGCAGTATCTATATCTTTTATACCTACTTTTAACTCTTCTACTGTGTCTTGACTTCGGTCTAACTGTAAAGCACGGTCTTGAGTGTCAGGTAAAGGGGAGGTTGTACTGTTGTTGTACGTTTCAATCCTGTTTTGAAGGATTTCTCCTTGTGAATCTAATGTACCTTTACTACCTGCCATACTTTTACTTTATTATCTTACCTCACTTATACCTACTTTATCTGCTCTTGTTAAATGGCAATCTACTATAATAGATAGAGAAGATCCAAATTGACTTCCATATGATGTTAGGTTATAACTACTGTCTCTACCTAAATGTAATTGATTTTCTCTAACAGTATCTACTTCGTAGAAGTCATTATGCCATTGAACTATGTCTCCAACTTCAGGAACTACAGATCTATCAACTAAATCCTCTCTTAAAAATGCAAATGATGCATCTCTACCTAAATCAGGACCAAATTCTTGTATATCTATGACTTGATCACCTCTAGTTATAAGACAATTTACTTTTACAGCAGTCCAAAAAGACTTTTCTAATGATTCTCCATAAAGATTAACATCTGTATCTTCTAAGCTGAGTTTATGGTATAGTATCTCTTGTTCTACTATGTCGCTTAGTAGTTCTCTGTTAATGTTTACCAGTAAATTAAAGTCTCTCTTACTACCAAATAACATACCTTAACTCTTCTTTTCAATTGTCTTATCCGCTACGTTAAAAACGTTTATAGTGTTGTATTTAGTCATAGCATTCTTCTTTAAAGCCTGAAATGCTTCTATTCCCGGTTTTTGACTTATTATTTTTACTTTTAACACTACTAATTTTCTAGCAGCATCATTACTTGTTAAGGTGACTGTGGTTACACCAGGTAATGCCCTTACCAACTCAGCCATATCCGTTGCTGAAGTGTCTTGAGTTGTTATCTGCACCATTGCAGTATAGGTGAAGAACGTTAAATCCTCTAAAATAATGTCTGATATTCTCATTATCCTACGTATATGGTCATTGGAACTTCTTTTAACGTTTTGCTCAGGTTTTCTCCCTCTTGAGCCTTTCTTTCCAATTGGGATTGACGAGAAGTTTGGTCTAACATCTCTCTCAAGTTAGTTAGAAGTTCTGTTTTTTCTGTTCTAGCATCAGATAGTAGGTCAGCTTGATTTAAAGTAGCTTCTGAACCTGGAACTGGCACTGTTTGGTACTTTCCTCTTATGTATGCTAGTAATTCTTTTGCTAATGCTAATGTATATCTAAATATCCACTGTCTCCCAACACTGTTAATAGTGGAATATGTTGGATTATCATAAGGTACTTCAGCTACATTGTTAACTAACCCTGTTCCATCAAGGTATGAGGCAGATTTTTTATCAGTAACCTTATAGTATTCAAATCTTAAATTATAATTTGACTTTGGTATAGGGAATAGTGTTAGTTTATTGTTTACTATTTGAAAAGAGTATGTTGATCTTCTTACCTGATCGTTAAATTCAATTGCCTGTGTCTTTAACATATCATACGATGTAGGCATTAGTAAGAAATTCACACCAGGACTGTATGAACCAAAGTCAAAAGCGTCCATCAATGATTGGACTCCTGTTCCTGTACCAGCATACGGGTCAAAATAACGTAAAATAGCAGGAGGTGCTTCATAAAACACTCTTCTTATTTCTATTCCACCATCAATTCCTTTTGCTGTTGCCCATGCATCTAAATCGTACTCTTGTTTAGACATAGATACTGAAAGAGAACCGGTATGACGTGTTACTAATCCACCTACTTCTGCTTCTGTACCGTAATTTTTGCTTATGTTTACTACTCTATCTAATGAAGGGTTAATAATTTTATTATTAGCTGATACAGAACTATCAGAACCTTCTAATGAAAGGTAGTTTTCACGTATTTTGTATTGAAATACTTCATTACCGTAAGTTGTAACTGCTTCTTCAAAGCAAGCAAAAAAGTTTTGATCTTGTAATTCTACATCCATCAATGGATACCCTAATCTGGTTCCACAAAATTTTGCAACTTTAACTGCATCAGTTTGAAAGTCAGAATCACTGTCATAAAAGCCGAATGGTGTATCACCAGCACTGAATGTTGCTGAACCGTCCCAGATAGTTACACTTGCCATCTATATTAGTTTTCTTATAAATAGTAAGTGACTTTATATAATATGTGTATAAAAAAAAGAGGCCCTAAAAGGACCTCTCTTTAAATATACTCTATGGTGTTTATTAGATCTGAGCGATATCAGAAACAAATATTCTACCGTAGAATTCTGGACGAATCATCTTCTTAGCATAACGAGTCATCAAACCTTTTCTTGGTGTAAAGGTTTCAGGATCGTATACTAGAGGAGTCATCATTAATGGTACATAAGGTGCATATACAGCTCCTGTTTCTAGGAATTGTGAACCTCTAAATCCTAATAAGATTGTATTTTCAGTCATATAAGGATTTTTGTACACTTTAAAGCGGTTAGCTAAGCTACCTACTCTTTGTACGCCCATGTTGAATTCTGCCTGATCACCGTCAGTAGCAGCAGCATATCCAGGAATAGATTCTAGTACTGTAGCAACAGTTGGAGAAACTACTAGGAAGTTAGCACCACCACGTAAGGTTTTTTGGTGAATTTTATTAGATACTTTTTGGATTTTAGTTCCTAAAGTTTGGAACCATTGTCCTTGAGTATTGTAGAAATCAGAAGTTGAAGTAGTCCAAGTTGAACCATCCCATACTTTGTTATTCTCAGCACTCCACTTTTCAGTAGTTTTTGCTTCAGTAATCAACATATCAAGAATCTCTAGATCGATTTCCATTGAAATGTACTCACTTAATAGTGAAGTCAATTCAGCTTCTGCATCGATTGAGTGATATGCGTTAAGATCCTGAGCAAATTCTGGAGTCCATTGTGCCTTTAACTTACGTGTTT